ACACCAAGACCTTTGAACTTCTCAGCTGACCAACGACCATCAGCATCTGATGACAAGTCAAAGATACCTTGAGTTGTAATGTTGGTTGTGCGAGCACCAATCTTAGCTTGTGAGTTGATTGTACGGATTACTTCACGGTTGATTTCCGCAAGAATCTCTGTGGACAGAATGTTTGCCAACTCTGTCTCTGCATCAAGACCGTGAATCGCTTTCAAGTCTTGTGCTAGTTCTAGAGTATATTCTGCTTTCAACGCACGTGACTTCGCAGTCACAGTTGCTTTTTCAATGGTGAAGCCCATTTCTGCAAAATCTTCACCAGTGTTACCTAGTGCTTCAGCTTCAGATGTTGTGTATGCATCACCGATGTGTGGTACGTAGTCTGCACCTGAATCGACGATTGAGCCATCGTTATCAGTGTCTGTTACTGACTCTAGACCTGAAGAACCACCATTAGCAGTTGTTGCAGAGTCGCCTGAGAACCCTACTGCTGCTTCGTTAAATAGTGCTTCATCACCTGAAGATACACCAGCTTTAGTTGTTTTGTAGCGTGACTTCATTGCGAAGATCAAGCCTGTTGGGCCAGTCATTGGCTGAACACCAGCAACGTCATATGCCATCATGTTTGGCATAGCACGACGTACTAGTGAGATAAGAATTGGGTTCCAATTGTCTGCCGCACCGCCAGATGCAATTGTACCACCAGCTGCTGCGTTAGCTGCAACTTCTTGAAGGTTTTGCTCACGTAGAGCTTTTTCAGTGTTCTCCAGAACAACTGCAGTTACAGAACGCTTGTGCGCGTCTTTTACTGTACCAGCTGTCTCTTCGTTTAGAACTGGAGACCACTTTTCTACTAAGCGATCATATGATTCCATCATTGTTGGATCTCCTACTTATTTTGTTGTTTTTCTTAGGGCTTGTACATACTGAGCCATTGAATCAGAAATTTCTGCTGTTTCGGCTTCGCCTTCATCAGATTCTTCTACAATTGACTCTTTTGTCTTCTTAGAGAAATATGATTCTTTAAGTGTTTCTACTTTCGCTGTGAAAGATTCTTCACTTTCAAAATCAATTGACTCTGCCAAAGACTTTAGCTTTTCTACTTGAGTTTCTGCAAGGTCACGTGATGCTTCACGAATGATAGCTTCGCGCTTATAACCTTCTAGCTCTTCTGCAAGTTTCATGCTTTTTGCAACTGCGTCATTGAATTGCTCTTCAAGCTCTTCGTTAGCAGTCGCTAGTTCATCAACTAGGTCAACTTTGGATTCAGGAACTTCAATGTATGACTCTGTGAATAGGTCTTTCAACTTACCCATAAAGCCTTCTGCAATCTCTGTGCGTAGGCCAGATTGAATTGCTAGTTTGTTTTCCTCTACCCAAGTCTCAACAACATAGTTGAGGTAGCTGTCTACATTCTCGACAAGGTCTTCTTTTGTTGCTGTTAGCTCTTCGTCCAACTGTTGTTGGTACTCAGCTTCCAAACGATTGATTTCCTCAGCAAGTTTAGACTTTACCGCGGCTTCAAAAATCACAGCTGTTTTGGCTTTGAACTCATCGCTCAATGTTGCCTCAGATTCGACCAGAGCGTTTAAGTCTTCACTAAAATCTCCATCAATCTCTACAGACTCAGCTTTCATAGGAGCACCGTTTGGAGCAGCTTTCATGCTACCTTTTTGGTGCTTATCTGGATCGCCAGGTGTGAATGTGTCAGCGCGTTCGCTGTTGCTTTTGTCACCTTTACGCTTTGTAGCAGTTTTGCCTGCGGCTTCTGCTTTATCGTTAGCGGCTAGTGACTGAGCTTCAGCATTTTTTGGATCATGAGCTTCTTCGATTTCCTCGTCGAGCTCTACATCCTGGTCTTGTACTTGATCAGTCATGTTTGACTCCTTAATATTGTTTATTTTTCATTAACGAGAGGAAATTTTTGAACTCACGAGTTTGCGTCTCATATAGATCCGCTCGTGGAGCTTTTTTAATTTCAGTCTCCATTTTTTCAATTACTTGAGGCTCGATAATTCCATTGTTCCAGACCCAGTCAACACCTTCCATAATTCCATTAACAAAAGCTGTTGGTGCAGATGGATCTTGTACGATATCAACCGTATTAAGAATAAAATCATCTTTGACGTACATAGCGCCATTTCTTTCCTCAAGGCTACCCATACCACGAGTTGAAACACCCAGTTGAACACCACCATCAAGAAGACCTTCAACAATCTTACCCATAGGAGTATTCAAAATGCGTGCCTTACCCACAACATCATTACCGTCCCAATCAAGAGACTCGATGAGGTGGGATACCTTGTCTAAGTTAACAGTAGGTCCATCTGGATGGTTTAATTCCCCAACTGCTCTCTTAGTAATAACTTGTTCAGTAACATACTTATCAACAGCACCTTCCATTACTTGTTTTGGATAGATGCGACCATTACGGTTTTTCTGTTCTGACTGCATAAAGATACCTTCAATAAAGAAGTTCTTCCCACCGTCAGCTTTTGCTTCGGTAAGCACTTCTAGATTGTTGTCATTGTATTCAGCAATCAGTTTCATGTTACTTTCCTTTATACTGTTTGACAAATTGAACAGCCATCTTCTCAGCTTCTTTCTGAGTCTTATAATCGTCCAATCTATCTCCATCAATATAAACCACGAACCCAGATTTTTCTTTGTGAATCATCACAGGCACACGGTTAATCTTTTTATTCATGACCATTTGACCTGAAGGATGTCTATCCAGCTTTTCTCTAAGTTGAGTAAACGTTTTCATTTCAACATAGTCTTTCTATAATTGTATTTATTTATAACTTTTAAATTTTCAAGAACTATTCTTCGTCGTTTGAGAAATCTTCTTCCTCATCCTCTTCATCG